CAGGGAGGAAGTTGGTGTCTCGGTAGTCGCGCCAGCGGTTGCAATGGTCAACAACAAAATCAGTCAGTTCTTTATCAGCCTCAGTAGGCTCATAAAACTCATTTTGTTCCAGCTTTTCTTGCTTATCTGTTGCCATTAAACCCCCGATATGATGTCTACAGGCTCCCATTCATCATCTTCTTCACCCTCAAAGTAAGATGTGACCGCCAGTTGGTCAATATAACTCAAAGCATCGGGTAGGTCATCATGTACGCCATTGGCAGGAAACATCAAGAGTTGATCGGTAAATGCGTCCCAATCTTCTTCAGAGTTCAGCACAATTCGCCCATGCTCAAACCGCCCTTGGAGACTCCAGATAATCCTGTCAGCCTTTTTCCTGTTGCCATGCGTTAGGTCAACTATGTGCGAATATACATTATTTTTCCGCATCAAGTCACTGAGATACGGCAAAACAGCGTTTTTCAGTGCCCCGCGCTCGATTCCCACCGAAATTGGCCTGTAATCGCGCATTTTCATCAAGATTTTGGCAGCAGTCTCACGAATGTCCCACCGCCCGTGGTCAATCTCTTTGACAAACCACTTGCCATCATCAGTGACTTTGACCACCGCAATGGCGCTCTCGTCTAGTCTTTTCTTGGCATTCGCAGCTTGTTTAGCCACTTCTTCAAATCCTGCCAAGTCGATTGCAATGAAGTAACTACCATAGTCAGGTTCCACACCATATTTGATCCATTCTTCCTTGAAAACATCGCTTCCAGCATTGTCAAAGGAGGCCAAATATTCCTGTTTGAAGGCAAAGGAACTTAGCGTTTTCTTGGCAGACTCAATCTCAGTTGGGTCTATCAATGGGTTGTCTTGGGTTGTGAAGTGCCATGACTTCCAGTCAGGATCATCACCCGATTGACCAAGTTTAAAAATATCGTAGAAGAAGTTGCGCCCCTTGGGAGTGCCGATGAATATAGCTCTACCCTTCTTGTCTGACAAAGAAGCACGAATCACCTGCTCCCAGGCTTCAGGCTTAATGTCCGCAACCTCGTCTAGCACCACATATGTAAGAGATACGCCCCGTAGGGTATCTGGTCTATCAGCACCACGAACATAAATCTTTGCACCATTTATCATGGTTATGTCCATGTTGTTGATGTGACTAGACTGAATCACATCACGCCCAATCTCCATCAACACATCCCACACAATTTGTCTTGCTTGTCCATTGGTGGGAGCAACATACATTACCGCACTGCCAGCAGGACATTGCAATGCTTCAATAATTAGCGTAGTAGCCGCTAACCTAGACTTACCACACCGTCTGCCTGCCGCAATAACCTTGAACCTTGTTTTGTCAGCAAAGACAGTTTGTTGCCAAGGCAAGAGTGAGAAGTTTAGGTCAGACATTTTTTGGTTCTATATCTTCAGCGTCTACTGTATTGTCGCCAATGGTCACGCCACCAATGCCACTAATTGTGATATTGACAGCAGAACGCTGTTTTCCCTCTTTCTCAAACAAGCTGACAGGAAGCATCCGATCCATGCAAAGTTTGAGCATAGCGGCCTGGGCAGGGTGTTCGTCATTCATGGCAATCTCAATTGCTTTGTGAACAACATTGGAGCCTGCGCTGTTTATCAGGAGGTCTTTGAGTTCTTTGATGCGCTGAACTTCAGTCTTTGGCAGAAGTGCTGCTGGCCTATCGGCATAGGTAGACATAGTGAACTTCTTGTTCACAGAACCCTTGGGCCGACCTTTTTTCTTCAGGTTGTTTGGCAATGCATCAATCACATTCATACTTTACCCATTTATGGAAGTAGTATAGGTTGTTGGCGAACCAGTCGTCATCTGGTTTGGGGCGCTTGACTGCATTCGCTCCCGTTGCAGACACGGGTGTTTGACTAGAACCACGACACCAACACGGCTGGGGACTGATCCGTCAGGTTGTGGCTCATCGGTGCGACTGACGGTTCGTCCGAAATTTGCCCCAATCCCCATGCGTGTTAGTTGTTGGTGGCTGGATTTGAACCAGCGACTCGCCTACTGTGCTTCATTGCAATTCCACACAGCATCGACCGTGCATTAATCGGCCCATGACTCTACCAACTGAGTTACACCAACACGGCTGGGGACTGATTCTCTCCGTGAAAGGTGTTCGGCCTAGCCTCAGCCTAACAATCCCCATGCATCTTGGCAAGCGCAATGTAACTTACTTTGTTTTGTTTGACAAGTGGGGTAAACCCTTATATAGTGTCATCACGCACAAGCGTCTTTGTTAGAGTCTATCGGCTTATGTGCAAACTTCTGGGTAGGAAGTCGAGTCTGTAAGGTGTCGTAACCTTGGATAGATGTAGTCCCTGGAAGACCACGGAAACGTTCTGGCTAACAAAGTATTGCGGGACAGAAGACTGCCAAACCCGCCGAGCAGGAGGACTGCATTATGGATGTGCTGCCTTGGATGGCAAACCCAATCCGTTCTGATGTGTGACGGTACACGGGGCAAACAACATGATGTGGCTACTGGGTCTTTGTTAGGCAAGAGGTGGCTCACACCTAATCCCAGTAGATATGCCTAGGTTGAGCAACCAAGGACAGGACATTCCTGACAAATCCCTTAATCCACTTCTCTAGGTGGGTTAGGGGTTTATTTATCAGAACATTCCTTTCTTTTCAAAATCCAATGTAAGTCTAGTAAAAAAGCTAAATTGGCTTTTCCTGTGGATGGGAGGCACCACAAAATCTCTCACACCTCACCCACCCCCTCCCCCCCTACAAACCCTTAAGGGAAAACCCTGATAGGGTAAGTCCTACTAGGGAAAACCCTGAGAATTAATTAACCGACTGGTCGGTCGGGTAATGAATGTCATCGAAGCACCATTTCAACGACACTTTACAAAACCCATCAACTGGAATCCATCTCACAATGTGGAATAAATTAGAGTTACATTTCAGATGGTGGGAAATAGCATAAGGGTTACTACTATTAGGGTTTAAACATTGGATATTTTATTGTTTGAAATCAAGCACTTGTAAAAACTGGCACGAATCTTTCGCCCTATATAGGTGAGAGGGCAAGAAAAACCTCTCGATCAATCAACATTGAAAGGCGTGAAATGAAACAATATCAATTCGAGATAATTCACAAACAAACATCTATTGCAAACATGGTTCGGGCCACTGCTCAAACCCCGGAAATTGCAAGGGCGCAGATTGTCCTAATGTATGGACAAACCCATAAAGTAATGGACTTGTTTTGCGATATCAACCCAGCCCACAAAATACTGGGTGAAATCGATTGTTCAGACTTCCCAGAAAAAGATATCCCTTGGCTAATGGCGCAGGCCAATATCGTCGAATCATCACTTTGAAAGGCTTTACATCATGCAAACCATTTATCATGCACTCACTGAAGATCAAATAGAACGCAAGGTTTCATGCGCCATTGATCGATTAGATCGGCATTTGTTATCAAACCAGATCACGCAAGACCAATATGATCGAGACATTGTTTCAATCGATAAGTGGGCAAGCCAACAATACGATTACTCAAAGTCGCAAGGCTTGATTTAAGGGGCTTAACCATGCGTGAATCAATCCTTGACCTTGCCCTAGCCATTGTCTTGGGCCTTGCCTTTGCAGCCCTTGCCTTGGCCTACTTCGATGTTCTTTTTATCTGAGAGGTGTCAACATGAAACAGTATTTGCACAAATTGCCCGCGTATCGTCACCCAACAACAAAGTACAGGGCCGTGATTTCCCCTGTTTGGGGCACAAATAAATTTTGCTTAGATGTGTTTCCGTACAAAAGCAAATCAGGTAGATTAGTTTGCGAAGGGCATCGATCAGAATGCATCAATTGGCTGAAAGCAAACGGATATAACGCATAAAACCACAGACTGCAAACCCTTGTTTAGGGGTTTGTGGCCTGGGCTTTTCCAGGGCTTTTTAATAGGTGTCACTGTGCGCGAATCTATCAAACCTTCAGACTTCACAAGGGTAAAAAACGATATAAACGGAAACCCTCGTTATGTATGCCATTTCTTGCACTTGGATGTGCATGGCTGGCAGTCAAACATTGACCTATCGCAGCGATATAACATTGCCTTGGCACTTGCCAAAACCCTTGGTGGGCGCAAATTCCACAATAAACAATATGGCGGCGGGATTGTGTTTCGCAGCGTTTATAACTTGCCCCAATTGTGCGAGCGAATCAATGAATTAACCGAAGGGGTGACGGCATGACACAAACCCAAGCCCTTACCAAAGCCCTTGTTTTGGCTATTCTCGCACCTGATGACGATAAAGCGGCCCAGGCCGCATCATTGGCAGAGCAAATAGCCCAAGGGTTAACCAAAACCCAAGTTAATCGATGCAAAACCCAAGCTTTGAAAATCATAGGGGAAAACCCTTGATTTATGCAACCCTTGCCCTAATCCTTCGCATCCTAACCCGTAAACAATGAAAGGCTTAACCATGAAAACCTTAATTGCAAACATTCAAAAAGCCATCAGAGATAATGAAATAATTACCATTGGTGGCGGTTCTTTTGAAGCCCATGAGCTATACAAAATAATTCAGCTTTACAATGCGGCAAATATGGCAGAGGAGGCATTAACCTTCACTTATGGTGGAGAACCACTGCCAACACTTGAAAAACAAGCCCTTGACGCACTAAGACTGGTTTTATAAAGTCAGTACACACTAACTAAAGCCGCCTTCGGGCGGTTTTTCTTTGCCCACTTTTAAGCCCTTACAAGCCCTTTAACCCTTGCTCGGCATACTCTCAAAAAAACAAGCGCTTCTAGGGCCGTTTTAAGCCCTTCTATGGGTATCTTTTGGGTCAATCATCATCTTGTCCTGGCAGTGTTGTCACCAAACCCACAAAATTTAGGTTCATGTCAGGGTCAAGGCCACAGTTATAAAAGTGACCAGCTTGGTCGATAGCGACCTTTATCCCTTGCGTCATGTTACCGCCACCGATCAATTCGAGAATGGCCCTTTGCTCAGGACTTAGATGCAGTTTAAAGTCCGTTTGGGTTCTGTTTGGGTTTATCCTGTTTGCCATGTATTTGCTCTCGCCAGTAAAGTGCAATCAATAATGCTTCGGCCCTGTTCCCATCTTTTTTTCTGATTAACTTTGCTTCTGGCCAAAAACTACGGGCTAGGTCTAGGCTTTCATTTTTATCGCTTGTCAAGTGGAAATACTTTTTCCATTTTTGAGGGCTTACCAAATGGAAAGGATAATTGGTTAACTCTGCCACCGCTGAGATAACACCCACAGCCCTGCCAAACTGAAAAGAACTGCTCACGCCCTGCCCTGGCATCGAATGCACGGCTTCCATGCATATTTCTGCGCCCTCTTTTGGGTCAATGCATCTGAGAATCATATTTTTAAATACTAGGGGCAATATATTCTTATCTTTATGCTCAATCATAAAAGAGTCCAAATAATCGCCGTTTGCATCCAATGCACCGACTGCGCCAGATATAGAACCAGGGTCAAGACCGATCCAGACTGTCATTGATTAACCCTCATCTTGAGTTTTGTTTGGTTTTTAGCTGGCAAAAGTTCCTCAGCCATGACTTCTTTGTCATCAATAACATAAAGTGAGTATTTCATATGGTGCGTCTTATTAAATATTTTTCTAATCTTTTAATGCGGGCTTCTTCCCCGCCTCTTGCGCGAATTGCTTGGGCGCAATCCATCTTGGTTGCCAGC